CTATTTATTATTTTTAAGCTCTTTTATTTCTTTTTTGAGTTCTTTTACTTCATTCATAAGCTTTTGTATCATCATTGTATTTATTGAAATGAATTCTTGATATCTAAGTCCATATTCATAATCAACGATTTTTTCTCTGTCAGACTCATTATAATAATCAAGTTCTTCTCCATCCTTATCTACAGGAGTTTTTACTATAGGAGCAAAATCACTATATTTAAGTCCCGCATTTTCGATGTTTTCTTCAATTTCCTGAGCAATAAACCCATAATGAGTTCTATGACCGTCCCCTTCAACAGATCTATAAGAAACCGGTCTTAATCCTTCAAAGAATTTTTCTATTTTCTCGTCCTTAATTATTGAGTTTATATCATATTTCTTTCTTTTATCAGATGTGGACACAGAACCGGTTTTTGAATAAATGGTATTCCATCTATAAGAAGCCGAACCTAAATAACAAGTCCCATTTGCTCTGTTACGGAAAAGATATTTACTGTCAGCATAAACATATTCAATATTGCTGGCATTTGCGGCTGATCCGGAATTATTGATACAAAGATTGATTTTTCCTCCCGCATATAAACTTACGGCATGAGTCCCACCGCTTAACCCATCCTGACCTACAGCAACATTTCCTGCCGATGTACGAGTTATTAATCTAAGCCCATCAGAACTTATCAATCCACCGGGTTTGGTATCTGTTTTAAAATATGAAGCCGTAGCGTTGGCTACAGTTAAATTTTTAGAAGTGTCCAAATTTAATCTATCTATTTTTTGTTTATCGGCACTTGACAATAATCCATTTGAACTTGTAGTTGCGACAGAATACTTAGTATCTGTAAAAACTGCATCTGAAGGCACAGACTTTTCAATGGTAAACCCATTAACCGTTCCCGAATTATCTGCATAATCCGATTTATCAACTTTTCCGTCATCATTTGTATCATATACGGATTTAAACATATCTCCACAAGAAGCCGCTTCAACATCAGTAAGTCTGTCATTTAATAACTTACCTTGTTTTGCGGATAAAGCTTCATCGGCACTGGAACTTATGAGATTATCAGCAATCGAAATACTATTTGCATTTTCGCTTATCCCATCTAATTTAACTTTATCCTCTTTGCTCATCAATCCATCTATAACCGAACTTGATTTTTCATATGTAGTATCAGTGAATTTTGCATCTGAGGGTACAGCTTTTTCTACAGTGAACCCATTTATCTTTTGTGCATTTTCGGCTAAATCTACAATACCATTATTATTTGCATCATATATAGACTTAAACATATCGCCCTTAGGTAAAGTCTCAAGATTTGACACTCTATCGTTTAATAGCTTACCCTGTTTTGCAGAAAGAGCATCTTCAAAGCTGGTACTCGTTATATTATCAATTACATTTACTTTGGTTGCTCTTTCACTTATACCATTTAACTTTGCTTTATCAGTACTGCTCATTAGTCCGGATATGCTTTCCGTAGCTATATCATACTTAGTATCCGTAAAAACGGCATCCTCCGGCACATTAGCTTCAACTGTATGACCATTTACCTTTTCTGCATTATCAACAATATTATTATCATTCATATCATACAAAGATTTTAACATAAATATTTCAGTTGCTGGCATTACATCATTATTTTTTTCTTCCATAATATATTCCTCCTTAAAATCAGCTCCTTTGACATGTCAGTATGATCCTTTAAATAAATAATACATTAAAATTGATTTTAAAATTCATTATCAATTTAATATGTTTTTGTATGAGAATAAATAAAAAATAGAGATTTAATACATCCTCTATTTTTTATTTATATATTCAACCAATTGAAATTAATAATATACACACTAATTATTTATATAACTTACTCCAAGTCTTAGGTCCAACTATACCATCAATGACAAGTTTATTTTTCTTTTGGAATTTCTTGACCGCACTTAAAGTTTCACTTCCAAAAATACTATCAACTTTTAATTTATATCCGCCTTTTTTATTTAGTTGAGTTTGAGCTTTCTTGACATAAGAACCTTTACTCCCTTTTCTGATTAACGGATATTCACTCACAGGAACGGTATACTTAGGTCTGCAGTAACATTTTATCCAAGAATTAGTCTTATGATACTTTTTCTTACAAACCGCGCCTCCATTGGAATCAAAGTCCTTAGAGCTCGTATTCCCTTCAACAGTATAAACATAATTTCCTTTAACATCATAAACAAGCCCAACATGGGAATTGGTACCGAAGATAATTATATCCCCTTTTTTGGGGCTTTTGCTTATTCTTTTTGCTTTGCTGAAATTACTGTATATGGTCGGTACATAATTTGAATAACCGAACATTAAACTTTTACCTATATTTTTGCCAAAGGCTTTATAAAAACACCAAGAGACAAAGTTAGCGCACCAGTAGTCATTTAAAGTACCAGCACCTCTTACCTTTTTCATATCTCTGTTATATTTGGTATAGTTTTTATCACCTTTATTGGCTGTCTTGCTGTCCAGACTCTTATTTGATTTTTTCTCTATGTACCCAACTTCCGATAAAGCTATTTTTAGTACGTTACTCGCTGAATTTGCCATACAAATCCCCCCTTTAGTCTATATCCATTTCTTTAAGTTCTTCTTCACTTAAAAAGTCATCCATATCATATTCCTCTACTTCTTCCACAGCTTTCAAATCTTCTTTAGTCACATCTCCGCTTTTAAGTGCGTTTTTTAAGTTATCACCTTCGATCGCAGCAGATGTAAAAGAGTTATTCTTCCAAAAACCTATCACCGCCGATACGATAACGGAAACACCCGTCACTACCGTATATATAGTATTTTCATCTATATCCAACTTCGTAAAACCAAATATTGCAGCCGCTCCGTTTATCATACTTACAAGTAAAAAAATCATTCTTGCAATAGTATCCGCAGTTACTCCCTTTAAATCAATTTTCTTCATTTTTTATATTCTCCTTTTCCAAATTTATTATTTTCTCTTCATGTTCGCTTAGTTTATCGCTGTGCTCATCTACCCGTCTCCACATTGTCTTAAGCTCCTGTCCTTGAAGTATCTGAGTCTCCATCAAATCCGTAAGCTGTTTATTTATACTTTTAATATCGCTTCTGGTTTCATTCGTAGTGTTACAAATAGTGTCAAGCTTCACACTCATCTTCATCTGTTCTTTAACATCATTTGAAGTATCTTTCTTTGAACTTCTGTAATATGTAAGGCCTACGAATATTATTGTAAATAGCGACAGTAAAAGCGATAGATCTATCGTACTTTCAGCCGTCATTTCTATATCTACCTCCTTTCCGCATCTTATAATGTTCAATATACATTTATATTTCAGTTATTTCTTAACCCCTTTTTATAAAATAATTAAGGTCTTCTAAATTATTAAAATAGTTAAATATCAAAGTATTCTTATAATCTTTTTCATAATAACTAAAATAAAAAAGCTCATTAAAAATATAAATATCTTTAATGAGCTAATAATTGTTATAAACGTATTACTAATATATTAAATTTGACACTATTCTATTCTTTCCCAAATATTAACAACTTTATATGGCGGCATGTTATTATGAACGCCACTTCCGCCGATCGAATCCGATGAAGCAGAATGATCATGACTAAAATGCCAACTTAATTTTTTCCATGCATTATCCGGTGTAGTATTTGATACACTATAATTTCTTTTTAAAGTAATATCTCCTTGGAAATATGCAGAATCCCATGCTGTTGTTCCGGCACAGAAGAAAGTCCCCATATTACCATTAGCATTTCTAATATTTACTGTAATAGGATGATTATGAGAAGGCATTTCTGAAACTGTCAGTTTATGGCTAGCCTCACCGCCATCTTTTATATCACTACTGATTTTATAACTGCTATTTGAACCTAATAAAAATACACCTTCTAATTTACGCCATTTACCTCCCCATTCAGTATTAGGATCGAAACTCGCATTTGTCGTTTGATAGATCGAACCGACCGGATACATAGAGTCAATCAGCCCAAGTCCTTCTACGGATTTATGAAAAACTGCAGGGATATCGACTTCAAAAGCATCTTCTTCAGAATATTTACCTATTGCAACACCTTTTCCGCCTGCCTTAAAATCCACTGTAACAAATTTTGTTTGCAGTATAAAACTTTGTTCAAAAGTATGATTAAAATCGCTGAACTTAGCAATTATATCAAAGCTTTCATCGGAAGAAAAAGGAATACCCGTTAGAGAAGGAACTTCAACCGAAATCGGTTTTGTCACTCTGCTTTCAGTATTGAAATAAGATAACACATTATCGCCAATAGGCAATTCGCCTTCATCCAAAAGAACTATATTCCCGCTATGAATATGTGCAGGTTCACCGTCTTCACTGCATTTCTTCGAATACAAATCAAATTTAAGATTATTTTTATTGTTAACGGCACTTAAAGCCATATCAAAAGAAATGTTCAAAGAACTTCCGTTGTCATCAGTTCTTACTGCACTAAAATTCGTAACGGTCGGAACCGAATAAGGATAAACAGTTATCTTACTTGCGTCAGATGTATTGGAGTATCCTCTTGAATCCTTAACGGTAGAAGTTATGGCTACTTCCCCGGATGATGGAAGAGCACTTGACGAGAATTTAGAAGACGTCGAAGAGTAAGTTTTACCACCAATATTGAGTGAATAGTTTTTTATAGTACTATTATAAATTCCAACTGACGAAATCGTAGTATTTAAAATACTGACATTTTGAACATAAAAACCCTGACATAATTTATTCCCTACAAATGTATTAGTAGGTTTTTTAGGCTTAAAATCGTTATTATTGGGAACCGTGACAGTAAAGCTTGTTGTTTTACTTCCAACGTTAGTGCTTCCGCTATAAGTAGTACAAGTTACATTGACTTTTCCAGATGTCGCATTTGGCAGTTGATTTGCAATAGCTTTATCCAGTGAAAAGGATGTACTTCCTCCAACACTGCTTATTGTTTTGGAATAACTGCCAATTGTACAAACTACTTTATGTGTAAAACTTGTACTTTTGCGGTTCGTATTTATTGTTATAGAATTTCCCAAGCTTTGTGATGTCGGGCTGACGGTAGGTGCAGACGCCCTAGGTATAGTTTTAAGAGCAAAAGAAGTTGAAACTTTTCCCGTACCTAAACTAATGCCTGTGGGATGAGATGCACTTACCGAAACGGATTTTTTACCGTCAGAACCATGGGTTATATTTAACGTTACAGAAAATAATTTGTTATATGTTCCCGTACCTTTACTTCTAAAATCAAATGATACGGATTTTGTATATTTAGTTCCATTTATACTATAAGTAAATGTATGTGAATTTAGATTATAACTTTGTGAATTTGAACCTGCTTTGTACATTCCAAACGTAAAAGTCACATTTGAAGTATTTTTTTCTATATTTTGTGAATTGGTTACGCAGGAAACATATAAATCATAACTGCTTCCTCCGGAATAATTACCTTTAACAGTTGCCATTAATTATTACCTCCTTGATATTTAATCGTTAAATTTCCGTCATTACCCGACTCAAATATGAATTTACCTATGTTGACCGAACTTACTGCATTGATTTCATTCGTCCTAAGCCCTCCTGAATAAATACTTGTAGGAGGCAAATAATCATCAGTACTGAAATTTATTTTTCCGTTGGCTAGATATATATTCGCTGTTTTATCGGACATAGCATTTATATCTTCCTTACCCTCAGAGGAGTCTGCAGAATCTGACAATAAAATATTTTTATTGATATTTTCTCTCATTGGAGCATTGGGCGCATTTCCCTCCACATTTATCCAGCTTGCATTCAGTCCGACAGTACTTAAATATGTAGTTACGAAAGAACCGTCTGACGTCGCCCCATTCTTCCAAATAGGCTCCTCAGCACTGTAGTCATTTGTCCAGAAAAATCCTTCCTGATTCATCATGTATACTATTTTACTGTCTTCCAGTTTTTCCTGATCATGAAAATATAATATACTGCTTCCGTCTTCCTGTAAATCTACCGTGTTATATAAACCAAACATAGCATTAGCAACCATATTTAGTTTTAAAACATCTTTTTCTCTTGAAGTGATTTCATCTTTGATGTCATCTTTTATTTTGTCGATTATATTTGCTTCATGCTTTGTAAGAGGATTTGACGAAGCGTATCCTTTTTTTTGCTCACTGACACCTTTTGCTTCTATAGTCGAAGAACCATTCAATTTAAATGTATGATGAGTTATGATACTCTCGATAAGATTTCCATGATTATCCTCGAATATTATTCTACATAATGGCCATAAAAACGGCATGGAAATAGTCGTTGCTTTAAAAGGAAGATACCTAAGTACCTTCATTCCCTTTAATCCAGCTGCAATTTCTTTGGCTTTGTTTTTATATTCCGTTACCTCTTCCGTAGTACCGTCGCCTTCACCGCTTCCACCTTCAATCGGTGTATCCGATTCGGCAGATATGGAAGGGTCGGTATCATCGGGTATTTCAAGTTCGGGAGGCATATCAGAAGTATTTGTATCATCCGTATTTGTATTGTCTTCACCTGTACCCTCCGATGTATCCCCGGTATTTTCCGAGTTATCTTCTTCCGTTTCTTCGCCTTCTGCAGTCGTTGGGTCTGATATAAGGTCATTTCCCGAAATCGTATATACCAAAGATGAAGATTTTATTCCTTTTGCCGATAAATAAGACAAATCACAGTTTTCATATTCGTTTTCAAAAACAGCAGGCTCAGAATTATTACCGTCTTTACTTTGAACGATTATTTTATCAAGTACCAAAATGCTCTTATCGTATTCGCTTGAATAACGCATATTCGGTCTTAATACAAATTTATCTTCCGTAGAGGGGATTAAAAAGTCTTCATAAAATCCTAACTGTAACTCACCATCCCCGTCCATATACGCACACGTTCCCGTGATTTCACAAATCCATTGAAGTATCTGTCTGCATGTCAAGCTTTCACTCTGAGGCATATCATAAGGGATATAATCCATATTGGGCAGCTCCAAAAATTCATCAAGGCTGTCGCCCGCATTATCCTTCATACATTGCTTGTAAACAGCGAATAAAATCTGCTGAATGCTCATCCCTTTTTCATAATCTTTAAAATCAAATACCCTGTCAAAGGAAGCCATTAGATCCAGTGCGGTAAGAGATATCGTAGTCTGATTTTTTATCTGCTCATCCACTACAAATACTCCCATAGGAATATAATAAGTAAATCCGTCTTCGCTCTTGACTGAAACCTTTACTCTTAATGTCGCCCCTGCAAAATTGACATCATCATATATCCCTTTATGATTATCAAGGGTCATTTTAAGTTCTGCGGCTACAGCACTTCCGATTTCCACATTATCTCCGCTTGCAGTGTATCTGTCGATAGAAAATGACCCCGCGATGATATTCTCTTCGGTAATACGATTAACTACCTGTTCGGGACTATCCCCGGCTTGTCCGTCTTCGCCCGATAAAATATCCAAAGGAGTGTTATCTATACCTGCTTCATCGGCAAGCTCATATACAACCTCCACTCCCTGACGCGTGGAATTCATCACAGCGTCATAAGCCTTTTTTGAAATATTAAAACTCATTATTATACCCCCTCATTAGGTTGGTTACCACTTTCATCAACGGGATTTTCAGGCGTTTCGGGAACTGTTTCTTCATCTGCCAAAACTTCATCAAACTCAGCCTTCCTCTGCGATAAAGTAAGAGAAAAACTATCCCAAAATCCCAGCTTACCGTTATATAAAGGAACGCTTGTTTCCCCAAGATAAAACTCATCTATCCTATAGGAATTCTTTTTAGGGTCAAAGTAACAAACCGTTACATATTCATCGGAGAAGTTATTTAAAAGAACAGCTAAATTATCGCTGTTCATAGACCTGTAAGAAACAGATATTTCGATATATTCTCCAAGCCTCATCTTGTTGTATGTAGTATCCTCAGTCCTTCCGCTGTCGGAAGAAAGAAGTTCTTTGAGTGCACAGCTGTAGCTTGCCGGACATACTCCAAGGTCGATATATTCTGCATATTTAACACTTACGTCATTCCCCGCTTCATCTTTATCTATTTGGTCATATACCTTAGTTATCATATAAGGCAGAGGATTACAAAGCTCTGTCAAGCTTTTACTTATCAGTTCATCATATTTCATCGTTAATTTTTCCACTATCTACACCCCCAATGCAATAACGGTCTTGCCGTCTCTTCTGTTTCTTCTTTCGATCGCTGTGATAATATCTTCCGCTCTGACACTTCCGTTCCTATCCACGATTTGTATCGTCCAGTCTCCGCCTATGCTGTTAGCTCCAAGTGCGGAAGCAACAGCGTCGTAAACACCTTTGGAAACACTCTCAACGATTTGATTATTGTTCATAACAGCAGTCCTGCTTCCCATTGTACCGACAAGTTCGGGTCCCGCTTCACGGGCTATGAACATCTGACCTGCGTCGATAACACCGCCTGATGCAAGTCTAGGAAGTGAAACTCTCGCTATTACCGGGATTTCAACACCGGGGATTTTATTTATAAGCCTGATAGCACCGTTGATAGCGCCGATAAAACCGTTGATTATGGTACTGGCAAAGCTTATAACTCCATTCACGACTGCCTTAAAAGCACCGGAAATCCCGTTCCCGATTGCCGTTCCGACTTTGCTGAACAGTCCTTTGATTTTACTCCAAATATTGCTGAAGAACTTAACACATCCCGAGAATGCTTTCTTAACTCCGTTCCATGCGGCTTTAAATTTATCTCCGAACCATGAACCTACTTTACCGAATACCTTAGTGATATTTTTCCAAATATTACTGAAGAATTTTCCTATACTTGAAAAGGCTTTTTTAATTGCATTCCAGCCTGCTTTAAATACTTTACCGAAAAATCCCCCTACTCCTGCAAATATACCGCAGATAACTTCCCATATCGTAGAGAACAATGTTCCGACAAATTCAAGCCCGGCGGAGAATATTTCACATATTCCTTCCCAAAGGGAACCTATCCCTTCGGAAATCAAATCTCCGTTTCCCGTAAATATACCTACGATTATATCTATGATACCGCCTATAACTTCAACAGCACCTTCCACTATTTCGGAAATAAACTCCCATACTCCCATGATCGCACTCATTATGGTCTCTCCGTGTTCCGCAAAAAATTCACCTACCGTTGTAAGGACTTCGGCTATAAACTCAGCAACACCGCTTATGACTTCCATAAATCCTTCCATTGCGCCTCCTGCACCGTCACTTCCGGACACAAAAGAATCAAAAAGCCCCACAACGACTTCAACAACCGGTTCAAAGGCTTCTTTGACCTTTCCCCAAACAGCTTCGACTTTCGAAGAAAACTCCTCATTGGTAGACATCAAATCTATGAAATATCCCACCAAAGTCGCGACTACAGCCGCAACCGCCACAAAACCTCCTCCGAAACTTATTTTCTTTTCTCCAAGCTTGTCCGACGCATCTCCCACGTCTTCAAATGATTTCACACAGTTTTTTGCATTCCTGCTTACTTTTTTCATGGAATCCGAAGAGTCTACGACTTCGTCGCTTAGTTTTTCCATTGCCGACGCGGCTTCCTTCGCTCCGCTCTTTATCCCGTCTCCAAGCCCCTCGGCTACGTATTCTCCGATTTTCTTCATCTTTTTACTTGGTGATGCGATTTGGAATTCTTTCTCAGTTGTAGATATTACTTTTCCTGCGGCATCCTTGGTTACTTCAGTTACTTTCCCCATTTTACCTTTAAGACCGCTTGTAATACCGTCAGCAATTGCTTTACCTATGTCTTTTCCTGATTTCTTTAGTTCACTCGGTAATTTTGATATGGATTTTGTTATATTATTACCTAGGCTTTTAACACTTTTTACAGCACTATTTAAACTACTATTCATTCCGCTTACAGAAGATGAAATACTTTTTATATTTTTCTGCATTTCCTTTGTCGCAGAACCTGCTTCTCTTGCAGATTTTCCAAACTTTCCATATGCGGCGACACCTAAACCGATGAAAGCAATTAAATTTGAAAATTTCCCAACAATGGTATCCATTGTCTCTCCTACAGAAACCAAATCTACAGCTACTTTACTTAAATCTAGATTTTGTTCACTCATATTTTTCTCCTTTACTTTTTATTTTTATTGATTTATAATTTAATTAATTAACTTTGTGAGGTTTGTTTATGTTAATAATTATTTTACCTATGAATAATCAACCATTTCATACAGACAATGCTTTTATAGCGCTTATATATATTTTAATTGCCTTATTTACTTTTATTTTTATTGCTTTTACTTTTTTTTCCTCAATTTCTTATAAATTAAAAACAAAAAAACAGAAGAAAAATATTAAGCAAAATGCAAAAAATAAATATTTAGAAATTGAAAATAAATATCAATCTTCATTTATACTTTACTTTGACCAATTATATACAACATCATGCAATATAGAAGATTGGGACGAAAAAGGTTATCTAATAATATGCAAAGATTATCTTTTATTTACTTCTCTTGATTTATTCAGCAAAAAAATAAAATTACCATTTAAAAAAACTGATTGCTACAGCATAGAAAATAATGAAACAAATATTTATGAAAATAATTCATCTATATCTTTCATATTCAATGAAACTGATAGTTACGGTGATAATGAAACGATAGATTTAACTCTATACTTTTATGATGATGACTCAAGAGCTTTTAATAAATACTCATTATCCCAAGCTAACTTTTTTACTGAACTTGATAAATATATTAAGCAAAAAAAATTTGACATAGAAATATAATAAACATAAAACCTCTGTTAATTTATCCTTTCAACTTAACCACCCCTTTCTAAAATTTGTAATTAAAAAAGACACTCTCGTGTCTTTTATTTTTGCGGTTATACCGCATACATAAGCCTTAAATTTTAAAGATTATGTATGGGATACAATTCTTCAAAATGAAAAATTATTTAAAATGTAGTTATTTTCTTTGTTTTGAAGAATAATATAGAACTATATTTTTCTTTTAATTTTAATTTTGTTATAATTTATTAACACAAACCAATTTTCTTCGATTTGAAGAACGACTGATTTCATCATATACTTTCTTCATTATGAAGAATTAAAGTAATGCTTGTTTTTTCTTCGAAATGAAGAAAGTAACAAAATTTACTCAAAATTCTTCAATACGAAGAATTATATAAAAAGAGAAAACCTATTTTATTCGGTTTTCTCTTCGAATTCTTTATTAAACATTGCCGCATATGCATCAAAAAGTTCTGCTTCATCAGATTTACTTTCTTCATTATCTTTATTTTCAAATAAAGGAAATGGTTTATCGGGATACTTTGCGTTCTCTGAAAGTACATTTGCAACCGCATGGGAAACGTATATCCCGTTTATCCAAGATAAATAATTGTTTTTTTCTATTTCTTTCTTTTCTTTTTCTTCATATGACTTTATAAAGGGTATCATTTTCCTTGGAGTGAGTCTCCAAAACAAATCGTAATCCACCCCTATCATCAGAGCATTAGGTAAATAAAAATCTTCTATAAGTTCTTTAAAAGAATTATATCTTACCCTTTCCTTTATGTTTTTTACGTCTTCTGTCTTTTGCTCGTTTAAGCGCTCTGTTTCTGGCTCTTGTTGAGAGCTTGAAAAAAACCGCTTTCTTCCACCGCCTTATTTATTTCTTCGAGCATTTCATCCAAAGAGCCTCCGTTTTCAAGATGTTCTTCCATTTCTTTTCCCGCTTTTTCAAAGTCACCGTTCATTGCAAGGGCTAAAAAACCCCTTACTGTGGATAATATTTTTTTGTCCATATCGGTTAGAGAAATACCCATTTCCTCTAAAGTACATATCGTATTGAAATTAAGTTTCGGTATAGTATAATTTTTGTTATTAATGATCATTTTTTGATTTCCTTTCATAAAAATATTTTATAAAATACTTTTGGTAATTGTCAGGAGGGGAATTCCCCTCCTTATATTTATGTAATTAAGCTACTTTAGTAATTTTAGAACCGGGAAGTACAACCACTTTCATATCTACTGCCGCATTTAGACCTGCGCCAACGATTAAAGCATTGTGTTTACCGCTGAATGAATATTCGGTTTCGCCGAAGTTTACTTTATAAGTTAAATCTAAACCTTCTGCTCCCACTAATTGTTCAAATACGGATGCATCATAGTTAGCAACGAATTCCATAGCTGCCATACCTTTGATTCCCGGGATGAATTTTTGTGAGTCGTCTGAAAGACATGTTACTTCGATAGCTGCCGGAGCTGCTCCTAAATCAGGGAATGATTTGATTGCAACATCGATATTAATAGGTGTTTCTCCTTTTGTTCCTGTAATATTTAAAATTGTTCCTTGTGTACTGATTGCCATTGTTATTTTCTCCTTTAAATCTTTATTTTGTTTGTTTTATCAGCTCTACTATAGCCTTAGCCAAGTCGAGCTTTTCATCTTCTCTGCAGGTCATTTTTGGTATTATGGTTTCATATTGTTCTTTGAATATTCCGCCTTCCACAAATGTCTCCTTTACCTTTAAGTTTAAAAGGGCATTGTCATAAGCTTTTTTGATACTCTTTATATCATTCAAAAGCTTAGAGTTTTCCTTGTCTTTTTCATCCAGCTTGTCCATCAGTAAAACTACATCTTTTTTATATTTTTTATACTTCTCATTTACTTCGTCAAATCTGAACTTCGGTATCATGAGTACTTTGGACTGCACGGGATTTTCATTTACAAGAATACCATCACTCTCTTTTACCAAACTTTGTCCTCCTTTCTGTTTGTTTTCGCTGTCATTCAGCGTAATCCTTTTTTTTATCCAAGTATCGCCTTGAATTCAGCGCTATATAAAATAGGAATAAATAAGTTTAAGAACAGATAATAAATGTTGTTTTTTTCTTTCTTATTTACCCCATTTTTAGCATAACTAAATTGTTTTCTTTAAATAAATAGTCGTCTCTTTTCTGTAACCGGAAGTAGAGGGATATAGATTTGTCGTCATATCCATAACTTCATATCCGTCAGAAATCAGAGAAGCTAACTCACTTTCTATATATTCGGGATCCCCCGAAATACACTTAACGTCTATCATAGTTACCTCCTTATTAAGGTTTTTATATAAATCACTTACCGAAACAAACCAAACAGCAGTAAGTCTGCTTCATAGGAATTCCACCTCCCCGACATTATCCGGGACGCACCGTGGTGTGACCCTGCTATGCGTAAGTATCATTATCCCTTTTATAACCTCGTCGCCTTAAAAGATATTTCTTTTATTTTGTGCAGTAGTGTTGTAAACAGTTACCTTTATCGCAAGCGCACTTGCACCTCGGCTCTTTTATAAAAGAACGTATCTGATTTGTTTATATTCACTTTTCAATCATCGTTAAGGCCGTTTTCCCTTCCTCATATCTTTAAGGAATTTTTCTTTGATTTAAGTACCGCTTTTTAAAAATTATTTTAATGATTTAATATAGTTACTGATTTTTGATACTAATATAAAAGCATTTATATCAGTAAATACCTATGGGGCACTACGCCTTGCTTCGCAAGATTCCGCGCCCCGCATACTCCTACTTCTCAATCGTTTTTTACATACTTTAAACATTCCAAAGTTAGAAAATAAAAAATAATTTCTTTTTATAAATTGTTTAATTAAACATTGTAAAGATTTTTAAAGTTTGATAATTCTTTATCCTTTACATACCACAAACTAAAAATTTGAATTTATAAATAGGTTTACAGGTTTGTTTTAATAAAAGTTTCTGTAGGTTATCTTTACAAGTTCCTTTTTTCTACAAAATACTTTTTAGCTTTTCCAGTATCCTCTTTTTCCTTTTGTTTACAGCTTTCTGAGACAAAGAAAATATTTCGGCGATTTCTCTTTCAGATTTATTTTCAAAGTAATATAAATCAATCAAAAACATTTCATCTTTATTAAGAGCCGATAAAGCCTCTCTTAAACGTTCTTTTTCTATATCCTTTAGTAATTTTTCTTCGGGAGACATTTCTATAAGCCCTTCGTTATATTCAAATACGATCCCCTTTTCCTTCATTCCTTCATATGAGTACTCATTATCTCTTTTCTTTTTATCCAAATATTTTTCATGCTCTCTTTCTTTGTAATATGCCTTATACACAGCCTCACTTACTTCTATTCTTTCATTTCTGACTAATAGTGTTCTGATATTTTTATCCAT